TGGATTGTAATCTGAGATAGTCGCTGATTGCTTGTTAGTTGTTCCATCACCAAGAGTCATTTCAAACTTGATATCTTTAAAGTTTGCAACGTCTGTTACTGGGTCAATAACATGCGAATCATTTATAACAACTTCTTTTAGAATATTAGTGTAGTCTACTGGACCATAATCCCAAGCAAACGTTTCATTATCTGGATCACGTGTGCCTTGACCGTCACCATTTGATCTAAATGAAAGACCCATAATTGGACCTTCTGATATTGGGAACTTAACTTCTTGTGTTACAAACTCAGCATCTACATCACTTGGCTTTTGACCTAAATCAAACTGTGTGTTAGACATACCAACGTGTCCATAGATGATTGGTATAACACCTGCATCTACTTGCTGTCCCATATCAATGCCATCTGCTGTTTTGGTCTTTTCCCCGATCTTAGGTGTTGTAATACTTGCTGTAATTGGCGGGGCACCTTTTTGTTTCATAAAGTTACCAATTTGTGACTTTTGAATTTCTTGTGCTAAGTGTGTCTTAACGAACTGACCTAAATCAAACTTATTGAACATCATATTTCTAATTTCCTTGCGCTTGGTTTATTACCATTCTCTGTCCCCATACTAGGAGTCAGTGTAAAAGTAATTACTTCTGGGGTCAATTCATCTACATTCTTTACGAAGAATGTCTGTGGTGCAATCAATGTTGGTGTGCTATAAAACAGTCTTTGACGTTTCATCTTTAGACCACGATAATCCATCAATGACATACTAGATGTTTCTGATGACCAACCAGATATTTGCCATAAATCAAAAGCCGCAATTGATAGTGTTGGTTCTGCTATTGAACCAGTAAGATCAGAACGTAAACTAGAAATCGTAAAATCAATATGTTCAAATGTTCTTACACTACCATCCCAAGTAATGTCTACTTTCTGATAGCCACCACTTCCATCACCCTCTTGTTGATTTGCAAGAAATACTCTAGCACTACCACCAATACTGCGAAAGTCAAACTCCATGAGTTGAGCAATCTGTGGTGTTACCAGTTTCTGTGATTCTTCTACTGGTGTTGTCATAGATCGAATACCTCAGTCAGAGTTGCGTTGATAGTTCTCTTGTCGCCATCAGCCATTTGAACATCAAAACTTTCTAAGTAGAATTTACCTGATGTTCTTAATAAATTGTTAGAGTCAATATCAATTGCTGCCGCATCTATGTATCGATTTTCATAAAAGACGATTACTGTTCCAGCTTCTGACTGAGTAAGATTTTCGTGTGTTACTGTTAATGAACGTCTTTGATAATTCAATCCCAGTGGTGTTCTTTGAATGTATCCATCGCCAAACTCTACTAGTCTGTGTCGTGGGTTAGAACTGTAACTTGTTGAAAGTGACATTCTAGTTTGTAGTGGTAAATCAGCCATTTGCTAGTCCTCCGAATCCGTTGTTCTGTCTAAGAACTTGATGTGCAGTTTTGATTGCAATACCTTCAATGTATTGTCTCATCTGTTTTGTTTGGAATTGACCATCTGCACCGCCAGTATTTACTCCTGAAATATTGAAGTTATTTACAGCCATCGCACTGCCTACACCACCACCAGTTGATACTGGAATGCCTGATCCTACGCCGCTAACAGGAGATGAAATGACGTTTGGATTTATTGATGTTGGTAGTTTGTTCATTACGTTCTTTGACTGATCAACTGCTTTAGCAATCGGATCAACCATCTTCTTCGGCATCATATCCATATACTTACCGATATCATTTACTAAGTCTGGAATTACTGAGTTGCCAACTGCCCAATCATAGAAGCCATATATATTCTTTTTACCGCCTTCGACCCAACCATTAATTGAGTCTCCTGCCGCTTCAAAGCCTGCGCCTACTTTACTTTTAACACCACTACCAAACTCTTTGACTTTAGCAATACCATCTGTGATAAAACTTATCATTGATTTAATCTTGTCGATAACACCTGTGATTGTATCAATAACTGTATTGAATGCTGGGACAACTACTTCTGTCATAACATTACCAAGACCTTCAAAGATTGTCTTTGCTACTGGAAGCGTAGCTTCGATCATTGGTTTTAGTATCTCTGATATCTTAACAAGTGCATCAAATATTAGCACTGCCGCTGGTGCTACAATGTCTCTGAATATCACACCAAGTAGATCAAAGATTGGTTGTGCTTTATGTGCATTTTCAAACAACATTACGATACCATCTGCAACGAATGTTACTGCTTGTCCTAGTTTTTCACCTAGTGCAAGAGCAAGGTCTTCGTTTTGTTTGATGAAATCTGTGAACTTTGTAGTTGCATTACTTACTGCATCTGTAAGTCCGCCTTCGCCTACTTTAATTAGTAGACCATCGATTGTATCTCGTAGTGTTGAGAATTTACCATTTAGTGTCTGTGATGCACGTTCCATACCACCACCGAAACGTTCATCAAATCCTTCGGTTAAAGCGGCTCGTGCGGCAGCCGCACCTTCTGCTGTTTTACCAAACTTAGACATTTCTCCACGAGTCTTGCCAAGTTTTTCGAATAAGATATCATATACTGGGATACCACGATCATTAAGCTGATCTAGTTCTTCTAGACCTAAACCACCTTGAACTGTTCTTGAATATAAGTTTGTAGCCGCTGTAAGTGCGCCAACTTTGTCACTTGATGCAGAAGCCGCATTACCTAATGTTTCAAGAAGTCCCATCGGTTCGAGACCTGCGTTTTGTAGCTTGATGAAAGATTCTGCTACGTTATCAACTTGGAATGGTGTCTTCTCTGTAAATTCACGAATCTGAGCGAATGCTTTGTCTGCTTCGTCTGCTGAACCAGTAACTGTTTCTAGTGCAACTTTTAAGTCTTGTGCGTTGCCTGCCGCTCCAAGAACTGCTTTACCAAAAGCTGATATACCTGCTACTGTTACTGCACCTGCAATTAGACCTTTTAATTTGTTAAATGATTTGCCTGTCTTATTGACTGACTTATCAACTTTATCGAATTGCCCAGACATCTTCCCAACTTTTCTGTTGAGCGGACCAAGCGATTTCTCCATTTTGTCAAAGACTCTACCTGTTTTGTCGAGTGCTTTAATTTCAATTTCTATACTAGTGTTTGCCATTACGCTTGCTCCGTTTTTCTTTAATTTTTAAATACTCTGACCACCCAATGAACTCGGATGCTGACATTTCTAGTATCTCATCAACAGTCTTATGAAGATGTTCTGCTAACTGAAACAAGAAATATGTGTCAGCATCCTTTGTTAGTTTTTTTCTATGTCACTGCCATCTGGTTCAGAGTTTAGAATATGAGATGCTACTGTCGTAATAACTTCAGGATCGACTGAATTCATCAAGTCGAACTTGTCTGCCATAGTAAACATTTTAGTCCCATCTTCATTCAAAGCACGTGAGATTAGCGTTTGTGCTAATGCTTCTGCAACTTTGTTTTCACGATGTAATGCAACGATTTCCTCTGTTTGTTTCAGAGTTGCGCTACCCTTGAAATACACGGTTGATTCCCATTCTGGAACGTCAATGCTTTCAAGTTTGTCTGTTAGTTTAGTTTTAAAATGCTTTTTAGCATTTGTTATTACACTCATTTTATACCTCTTATTATTATGAAATTACTAGTGCGCCAGTGCCTGTTAGATCAAGCGTCATAGTAACCAAGTCTGCAACTGCTACATCAACTGAAACTGATGTTACGATTGCGTTGCCTGTGTATGTGTTACCGCTTGTTCCGTCTGTTAGGACTACTGCGATTGATGAACCATCTACGTATCCTGCGATAACCTCAGTGTCCGAAAAATACATATCAACTGAACCACTCCATGATTGTAATGAACCTTCGAATGTTTTCCATCCTGCTGTTCCCATAGATGTTGTTTCTAGTGTATCTGTTTCGATTGAGGCTGACCATGACTGAACTACGCCTGATGCGGTTCCACCTTCTAGTGAAACTGTGCCGTCTTTTCCTTTTAGAATTGCCATTGTGTTCTCCTGTTAGCTTTTATCTAAATCACCCTTTTGGTGAATGTATTCAATGCGAACAACAATTTGTATCGCACCTAGTGGATATAGAACACCCTCATCGGTGTTTATTTCCGTAACAAGTGTATCAATGGCATATCCTCCCCTTGATACATCTTCGTATAATTTTTCTTCTATTTCGTCTAAGATTTTGTTTCTTGCTGTATCAATATACTTACCTTTAACGAAAGCTGTTACGATATATTCAATATTACCTTGACGTTCATAACCCATAGCAATGTCTGTCTTTTGTTCAGACCCACTTTGAACTAGAACTGCTGGAAACTGAGCATCACTTATTTCATCTGGATCAAAAACATCACGGTCTACATAGCGAACTGACTTAATACTCTTAATCTGCTTTGCTATGTCTTTTGCGATATTTTCACGATAACTTGTTTTGCTCATTAGATATCTCTCTCAAATTGTTTTCTAAACGCTGTAGTTACATGTCTTAACTCATCATTTTTTAGACCTATGAATGGTCTAGTCTTTTGGTTCTGTATTGCTTTCTTTTTCTCTTCTTGTCTAAAGAACTTAACTTTAACACTGTTGCCACTT